GCGGAGAGAAGCTTAACGACTCTTTTCTCTCAAAGTCGTGGGTGATGAATGAGCACCCCTCCTTTCCAAAGGGAGGGGCTCAGATGTTTAACAACTTCTCAGTTGTTCAAGGCTGAAGCAGTGGGCTCGATCAGATGTACAGTGTAAGTCACGTATAGGCGTCCAACACTCACAGCCGTAGTACTCGACCCATCCAGCATGCCTATTACTAGGCGAGCCGGGACCAGGGGAGTGCCGAAGTTGATATTAACACCAACGGCGGTAGTGTAATCAGAGCTAGTCTTGTATGGGTACCACTTCTTGCCAAGCTTACTCACGTCCAAAGTGGTGGAGATAGCGGTAGAAGTGTCTAGGCACTTTGTTCCATTAATGTAACACAGCCCGGAAGCCCCAGACCAAACCTGCCCGGTCACATAACCTCTAAGGTCAGAGAGTTGGTTAACGGATACGGGGAGGGTGTCAGCCATATCATATTGGAAACCCATATGAATGGACCCGGCCGTCGTTGATGGACAGGCGGGGAGGTACGTATACCTCACTGAAACCCAACTATACTTAGACCAATTAGCAGCCACGCCTCTAAGCCAGGTGCCCACTGAGTAGGGCATCACTAATTCGGAGGAGATAACAGTTGCATTCGTCACCGAGAGCTCTGTTGAAAGCTCAGAGCGGATCAATTCTGTCACCCCCCCCATCGTCCTGAGCGAAGGCTCACGCAAGCGCACCATAGTCCCCTGAGCAACAGGGGCCATGGATACCCCAGCCTGGGTAGACTGAGGCTGCCTGGCAGCAGAACGACGCCTCCTCCGGTTTCTCCTCTTCCCAGAATTGGTGGGAGGAGTCTCCAGAGTATTCGCTATAGCCTTGGCCAACTGCTGTTTGGTTAACCTTTTCGCCATAGGGAGGACTTTGATTTTCAAAATTAATTTTGTGGGGCGATGGAGTATTCCCCACGAGATAGTGTCTGATTCGATGCCAGTGGGGAGAGGATTCAAGCTCACGCTCAATGTCCTCAAAGAACCACTTGCCTTCAGACAAGTATTTAAACAGAGTCTTGGGCCATGAGGTCAACCAACACCGATCTTCCCTTATAGCGTGAGAGCAGAACTCTACCTCGTATAAGCGACCAGATGTGGTTGTCAGGCAAGGCTTGTAATCCTTGCACACATGTCCTAAACTCATGTACTTGTCCTTGGCCCCTTCAACCCAACCCTCAACAGAATCATCACCCATGGCAATACACCATGGGGAGCCAATAAGCTCAGCCATAAGGCAACGAATCCTGGAGTTGGTCGAGGAGGTGCAATAAGAACCAGACTTCATTATTCCTGGTTGTAGTTGCTCTATAAGAGTGCCATCTGAGAGCTGGAAGACTGAATTCATGAAACAAGAGAACCTATTCCTAGCAGCTCTAGCCAAAGTTTGGTTAAAGCCGCCCAGAACTATCCTCATCTCAACATCAGCCCACAATTCCCAGTCCTGAACAGACCAGTCAAAACCCGAAATGTCCGCTTCCGCAGCTGGACAACGAGAGTGTTTCACCCTCAAGTCGTCAAACAAGCTCTTAGCTTGCCGCCGTAGAGACAGGCCCATTCCAGGCTTGGATGGTATATGCTCCCACTCAGCTATCTCAAGTTGGTTTTGCGGCCCGAAAAGCATACGCTCAACTAGCTGATCAACCAACGAGACAGATGAAATCAAACGAAACCTTCCTTCCCTCACCTTTCGGGAGGCATGGGGTTCCTGCTTGACAAATAATCGCACCGGATCGCACAAGCCCATTTGAACTAATTCCACAGGAGACTTATCGTGCAAATCCAGTGTCTGGCTAAGTAGGAACAATCTCTCAGTAACACAAAGAGCAACCAGCTCTAGATGCCTCCTCAGGAGGTCCTTGTTGGTGGAGGCGAGACGGGAGAGGGGGACCCCCGGGCTGGCTTTTTCGTTGATTTCCGCCGATTGCGCCTTCTTGCAGACTTCTTCGTAGACTGCGTCGAAGGACCAGGCTTCTCCACGGAGGCAGCAACAGGGTTTGGAGGCTGGGTAGCGCTCAAGGAGGTTTTGACAAGCTCCTTCAAGATTGGTTGGGATTCCGGTAGAATTAAACTTTCCTGCTTGGAGTAGCAGGGAGTGAAACTCGGCCTGGGAACCTCGTTCGGGCCAGGAGTAATCAGAGAGCTCTGGAAAGGTTGGCACAGCTCTAAGGACTTCATCTGGAGTATCCTTTCTACACAGCTCTCTAAACTTGCAAGACGACTGCCCAGCAAATCGAAGGGGCATTCCTCTTTCGGAGGCAAGATCCCCTTGGCGGAAGTCGTAGCTCGCAAGTTCAAAGAGGGCGGCAAGGGCTTTGCCCCGGCCGCCCGCTGGCAGTTTAAAGGCTCAACAAACGTCTCCTGAGCATCCAACCAAACCACTTTCCCATCCACAAATTTTGGTGGTGGAGGAAGTGCGTCATCTGCATCATCAGCCCAATACTTCCCAGAAGCCGGAATCCAAGCGAACTCACGCTTACCAAGTTTAGCCCTTCCTCGGCCTTTTATCTCAACCTCGAGAAACTCATAGCTCCTGGTTTCGACGTCATCGAAAGGAATTTCAATAACGGACAACTCGGGAGGAAGAGTTTCCTGAGACCTCAACAAATAGTTGGCAACATAGAACATGTTCACAGCACGGTTGAGCTTTCCGATATCTTCAAACCCAACATGCATTCCTACGACTCCCCTACTCGAGTATAAAGGTGTCCCACTCCAACCAGCCGCTGTGGGGCTCGAATGGGTCAGTTTCCAAGAGAATTCTGACCTACTACAAGAGCCCACTCCAGATAGCAAGCAATCAGAGCTAGAGCCTCCATAACAAGTGATGGTGTCCTTGTCAGAGGGACAGACCAACTGAGTCGCTTTGACGCCCAGCTTGGACCACACATGGGTGGGAACTTTCACCACTACAAAATCAAGCATCTTATGGTCGGAGGAGACAGGGACTTCCCAATCTCCAACATCAACCTGCTTGCCAGCTTTCGCCAAGCAGTGGGTCGGTTGTTCCACACATGACATGCCGTCATCAGGCAGTCGTCGCCATCAATCTTAGTTCTG